TAGATCAAATACTTGAAGCAAGGAACTTTGAAAAATTAAAAAGGGGAACCAAATGAACACAGTAATGGAAGACAAAATCAAGCAAGCATTTCAAGAGTGGAAACAAACTGAAGTAAAGGAACTTATCGTGGAAACAAATAGCAGAAACCAACAACTCTCAAACACGTTGTTAGCAAAGATTACAGCGCAACCCGGGATAACTGGGAAAGAGTTACGTGCATACATTGCACAGGCAATGCCAACCGTACCCGTAACGTATGTGCCTGCAATCCTCAAAGGTTTTTATGACAAGAACTTTGTGAATCGCATCGAGGTAGCCCCTGATGGTAACAAGGGCAGGACAACATTTTCCTACACAGCAGTGCCAGTAGCAGTACGTGCGAACATGCCCAAGCGTGAGAAGGTCAAGGCATATACAAAGAAGAAGGTTAAGGTAGCCAAGGTTAAAGAAGACAAAGGCATCACAGGTTTGGTACCCGCAGAACGTACAGAGCGCGTGGTGACCCGCCCACTGGCTGTTGGTGCAACAACTTTGCACATCACTATCTCTACATCACTCGGCGCTTACTCTATGCAGTTAGACGAGGCCAAGTTTATCTACACACAACTCAATCAAATCTTTGGGGGTGTGCGATGAGCAAGGTTAAAGGTTTATCGGAGCAATTAAGAGAACGTATGGACGAGCAACTAACTGATCACACACCCCGTATGTTTGGAGAAGTGTTTGCGGATGGACAATTCCGTGGGCACTACAAGGTAGATGACGTGCCAAGACATGCCATGGTGATAGGTGACTATCTAATATGGGTGTTGGATGACCCTGAAGAGATTGGCATGGGGTTCCGTCCCACAGGCGAGATGGGTATCTTTAAGACGGCTGACTTTGAGCCGTACTTGAAGGCATTTTTTGGTTTGAACTTTTAAGGAGAGAGATGATGAACAACAGTATTAAAGACCAAGCGTTTCCCGATGAAAATAACTACGGCGTTAGCATACGCGATTACTTTGCGGCCAAGGCTATGCAGTCTTACATAAGTGACAAAGAGTTTGTGGATGCTTGCGTATTTATGGAAAAAGATGTCAAGGAAGAGATAGCCCGAGTTGCTTATGCACAAGCGGATGCAATGCTCATATACCGAGAAGAACCATGAAGCTCATAACACTGGACTTTGAGACGTACTACACCACTAAGGACTTGGGATTCAAAACCCAAACGACTGAAGAATATGTACGTGACCCACGGTTTGAGGTGATCGGGGTGGCGGTCAAGGTTAACGATGAGCCTACACAATGGTGTAGTGATTCGTTGGATGAGATCGACCTTTGGTTACATCAATTCGATTGGGACAACAGCATGGTGGTTGCACACAATGCAATGTTCGACATGGCGATATTGAACTGGCACTTTGATATCAGACCAAAAGCTATTGCAGATACCTTGAGCATGGCACGTGCTATCAACGGCATCGAGGTGGGCAACAGTCTCAAGAAGTTGGCACTGCATTATCAACTAGGCGTGAAGGGTGAGGAAGTGTTACAGGCCGTTAACCTGCGGCGGCGTGACTTCTTAGAGCAACAGCTTGCAGAGTATGGGGCGTACTGTAGAAATGACGTCGACCTGACCTACGATTTGTTCCTGACCCTGCTACCTATGTTTCAGAAGGTTGAGTTGAAGCTGATCGACCTGACGATCCGTATGTTCACAGAGCCACAGCTCCGCCTAGATGAGTCTCTCTTACAACAACATCTTATAGATGTGAAGTTACGCAAGCAGCTCCTGCTCGATGAATGTGGTGCCAACATCGAAGACCTGATGTCCAACCAAAAGTTTGCCGAAGTCTTGCGTGGGTTAGGCGTTGAGCCGCCCATGAAGATCAGTCTGACTACGGGTAAGGAAGCGTTGGCCTTGGCTAAGTCTGACGAGGGGTTCAAGGCGTTGGCCGAGCACCCTGATGAGCGCGTACAGACACTTGTTGCGGCACGATTGGGTAACAAGACTACGTTGGAAGAGACACGTACCGAGCGTCTCATCGGGATTGCGGGAAGGGGAAAGATACCTGTTCCCCTCTCTTACTACGCCGCACACACCGGACGGTGGGGTGGTTCAGATAAGATCAATTTCCAAAACTTTCCCTCACGTGGTGATAACGCAGGAAAGCTCAAGAAGGCCATCCTTGCACCCGAGGGTCACGTGATCATTGACTGCGATTCTGCGCAGATCGAGGCGCGGGTACTTGCATGGTTCGCACAGCAAGATGATTTAGTGGAGGCATTTAAAAATGGCGAGGACGTATACAAGATCATGGCATCGGCTATCTACCGCAAGGAAAGAGAAGAGGTCACCCCGTCTGAAAGATTTGTTGGCAAAACCACCATTCTTGGAGCGGGTTATGGCATGGGCAGTGCGAAGTTCCAAACGCAACTCAAGACTTTCGGCGTGTCGGTCAGTGCAGAGGAGTCTGCAAGGATTATCTCTACCTACCGTGGTACCTATCCTAGTATCCCCACCCTATGGAAGTCCGGTTCCACGGCGATTGATGCTATGAGTAAGAAGCGTACCGCTACGTGGGGTAATGGGTGTATCAGCATAAGTGCAGAGGGAATCCTCATGCCCAACGGGTTGTATCAAAGATACCCAAATTTACGAAAAGTACGAGACAAAGACGGAAAAGACCAGTATATTTATGATTCACGCAAAGGCGCGGTGAAGCTGTACGGCGGCAAGTTAACAGAGAACATTTGTCAGGGCTTGGCACGTTGCATCATTGGCGAACAGCTAATCAAGATCAGCAGGAAGTATCGTGTGGTACTCACTGTTCATGATGCCGTAGCGTGTGTGGCACCAAAAGAAGAAGCACAGGAAGCTATGGCGTATGTGATGGAGTGCATGCGATTTGTACCATCATGGGCACAGGGCATTCCATTGAACTGCGAGGCAGGGATTGGAGAGAGTTATGGAGACTGCTAGAAGACAACACGGTAGCACGTACAAAGGGCACACCGTACCCTACGGTACTTTTGTGGGTGCAAGTGATGAATTAAAAAAAGTGTATTACACGCATGGTTATCTGCGCGATGAAGATTTACCTGAGTTGCCATGCCTACCCACTGATGACAGAGAGTATGTTGACCCCGTAGAAGAGTTGCACAAGAAAGAGATGATTAGAGTTGTTGAGGAGGTGTTGGACACACTAACCCCAAGATCAAAGAAGGTGCTGTGTTTACGGTATGGGATTGGTTTGACACACGACTACACACTAGAAGAAGTTGGCACTAGGTTTGATGTAACACGTGAGCGCATTCGGCAGATCGAAGCCAAGGCACTACGTCACATGAAGCACCCACAACGTTCGGATGTACTTAGGCAGTTGATCGGGTACTACGTATCGACAGCAGAGAAGAAAGCGGAAGAAGAATCTGCTAGAACAAGATGGCAAAAGGAACGAGCAGAAGCCGAGGAGCAGAGAAAAGCACGAGCACAAGCAAAGATAGACCGTGACCATGCCATATTTAAGCAAAGGCGAGAAGTAGAAGAGAGAATGTACAAGGCTGATCGTGAGCTACGTAAGAAGTGGGATGAGCTAAAACCAATGGTCTCTGATGTTGAATGGGTAGAACATTTGAAGACAGCAAACCCTGATATGTATCAAGAGTTAAAGTATTTGGTTGGAGATATTTGGGGTACTAACGCAAAAATTGTTTGGGAAATGTACGCAGAAAAGGAGAAAAGATATGAACGAAGAAGACTATCAAGCGGTACGTAAAGTGTTGCTTGACACACTGGAACAAATGAACAACACACGCAACGACGCTATAGAAGAAGTTGCCAAAGAGATTGAGAAGATGACTGTGTTTGGTAAAGACACGATTGACAGTTTTACTGTAGTTATTAGGGGGATGAAGCGATGATCAAATACGACCACTACGATGATGCAATCATTGGCCCTGCGCTTATATGGCGCGACCAACAACGTGTTGGTGTGTTGGTATATGACGCTGAAAAGATCAGGGAGATTCTGATGCGCGATGGTATGGATGCCGAGGAAGCCCGTGAGTTTATCGAGTTCAATATCGAAGGCGGTTACTTAGGTATTGATACCCCTGTACTGGTGTGGCCTCAAGATGAATGGGATGGTGAGTATGACTAAAGATGAAGTAATAGCCCTTGCCGAGAAGTGCAAGCTGGCTGTGCTTATACACAGTCAATGGACGGCAGAGATTAAAGAGTTCACTGTTGTGGACTATGTTGTTGAGGGTGATCTTGGAAACCTGATGCAGTTTGCCGACCTAGTAGCCAATGCCGAGCGTGAGGCGATTCTTGCGGTCATTGGGGATAACCAATGCGAGTGCAGATGCTCAGAGGTTGTTAGAGATAGAGGTAAAGTATGAAAAAAGCACCCGCATGGAGTTACTCAAGCATCACGTTGTTTGATCAGTGCCCAAAGAAGTATTACCACATGCGTGTGGTGAAAGATATCAAAGAGCCTGAGAGTGAAGCGATGCTGTATGGCACTGCGGTACACACCGCCGCCGAAGAGTACGTGCGGGATGGCAAACCGATCCCCGAGCAATACAAGTACATGGAACCCATGCTTGAGAAGCTGATGAAGATTGACGGTGAAAAGATTTGTGAGTTGAAGATGGGCATCAAGAAGGTGGACGGTAAGTTCGCACCTTGTGGCTTCTTTGACAAAGATGTTTGGTATAGAGGCATAGCCGATCTGCTGATCATCGACAGTAAGAAGAAAGAAGCCCGAGTCATTGACTACAAGACGGGCAAGAGCAGTCGCTACGCAGACCCAAAACAACTGGCACTGATGGCGGCATGTGTGTTTGTGCATTACCCTGAGATTGAGTTCGTTCGGGCAGGGTTATTGTTTGTAGTCTGCAAGGACTTTATACCCGTGGATTTTCCCATCCACAACAAGTTTGATATCTTTGCCAAGCTAGATGATGTACTTGTTTCACGTGAAACAGCGTATGAAACTGGGGTGTTCAACCCGAAGAAAAACTTCACTTGCAAAGCATGGTGTCCTGTATCAGAATGTAGCCATAACGGAAGGAATTGACATGCCCTATAAGAACCCCGCTGACCGTAACGTCAAGCGCGAATACGAATTAGAGAAGCAACGAGCCGGTGCACACGAAGCGCGAATGGAGCGACAACGTGCACGGCGTAAGCTAGACAAAGAAGGTAAAGATGCCAACGGTAACGGCAAGGCTGACATGCGTGAAGGCAAAGATGTTGCCCACACAAAAGCCCTGTCCAAGGGTGGCAGTAACAAGAACGGTGTGCGTATTGAGAGCGCATCGGCCAACAGATCATTCAAGCGCGGGTCGAACCACAAGGTGGTGTCCGAGACAAGTGCAAGAGAGCGCAAGAAGAAATAGTTTCGGAAGTAGTCTGCGAGGTAAGGTACGAGTGGTAGCAGACGGGGGTGGGTTTGAGATTGACCCTAGATAACCGTATCAGTCAACGATGTTTTAAACTTTCGACAGTGAGTTGACCGTCTTGGACACGCAGACGTAAAAGCGAAGTGGGATCGGGTGGAAGCCCCGAACTTATAAAAAGAACCTGACGCACACCGTGTTCAGGACGTTAGTCATTGGAGATCAGATGAGAAAAATTTCAGAGCGAGAGATGAGAGTGACGATTGGCATTATGCGTTCGATGGCAAATTGCAAGCCCATAAGCCCGTTTCACTTGCAAGCGTCAAAAGATATGGAGCGCATGCTAGAAGAATTATTAGAGTTGCGTAAGCAAACAAAGGAGAAGAAGAGTGCAGATCATAGATAACCGTGCGTTACTGCTGAAGGTACGCAATCCCGACAGAATCACTACGGTGATTCCAAAGAGCAAAGTTGTGTCAGATGATGGGGAGATAGCAGAAGTCTTGGTGAATTGGGATTTGGAGGAGTCGATTGTCTTGAAGAACCTCAAGATCAAAGATGTACCCTCGCCCATCAATGCTTCATACAACTGGCCCGGGCTGTATAAACCTTTCGCACACCAAAAAGTTACAGCGTCTTTCTTGACGATGCACCGGCGCTCGTTCTGTTTTAACGAACAGGGTACAGGCAAGACTGGCTCAGTGATTTGGGCATCGGACTACCTACTATCAAAACGCATCATCAAGCGGGTACTGGTGATCTGCCCACTGTCTATCATGGAGTCGGCATGGCGTAATGACTTGTTTAAGTTCGCTATGCACCGCAAGGTGGACACTGCCTACGGCAAGCCCGAGAAGCGCAAAGAGATCATCGCAGGGGATGCTGAGTACGTCATCATCAACTATGACGGGGTGGAGATTGTTGCCACTGACATCATCAAGGGCGGCTTTGACCTCATCGTGATTGACGAGGCTAACGCCTATAAAAATCCCTCTACAAAACGTTGGAAGGTGTTAAACAATCTGCTGAAGCCACACACATGGCTGTGGATGCTGACGGGTACACCCGCCTCACAGTCGCCACTGGATGCCTACGGGATTGCCAAGCTAGTAAACCCCGAGGGTATCCCACGCTTCTATGGTGGGTTCCGCGATCAGGTCATGCACAAGATCACGCAGTTCAAGTGGGTTCCCAAGTTAGAGTCAGAGCAAGTTGTTCATAAGGCACTACAACCCGCCATACGTTTTACCAAAGAGCAGTGCTTGGACTTACCTGAGATGACTTACGTAACGCGAGACGTACCTCTTACTGCCCAACAAGAGAAGTACTACGAGCTACTACGCAAGCGTCTTATCGTACAAGCGGCTGGTGAGGAGATCACTACAGTCAACGCCGCTGCGAATTTAAACAAACTCCTACAATTATCTGGTGGTGCGGTGTACTCAGATACAGGAGAAGTTATCCATTTCGATGCAAGCAACAGACTTGCAGTTTTACGTGAGGTGATCGAAGAGTCTAGCCATAAGGTGTTAGTGTTTGTGCCATACAGACACGCCATCGAGGTGGTTGCAGATGACCTACGTAAGCACGGGTACCCGACAGCCGTCATTCATGGCGGTGTGTCGGTGGGGAAACGATCAGAAATCTTTGAGCGTTTCCAAACAAAGGATGACCTACAAGTACTGGTCATCCAACCACAAGCGGCCTCGCACGGGGTAACTCTGCATGCCGCCAACACCATCGTCTACTGGAGTCCAGTAATGTCGGTCGAGACCTATCTCCAAGCCAATGCGCGTGTTCACCGAGCGGGGCAAAAGAATCCCTCAGTGGTGGTGCACTTGCAAGGCAGTGGGGTAGAACGCCGGATGTACAAGATGCTAGAGAACAAGGTAGACATTCACAATCGCATGATCGACTTATACGGGGAAATACTTAGATGAAATATTCTTGACATTGTAAAGTTTATGTTATTATCCATACACAAAACAAAAAGGAGAGAGCTATGACCGAGACAATATCGGTTGATAAACTCGTCGCCGTCTACATCAAGATGCGCGACAAACGTGCCGAACTTTTACGTTCATACGAAGAAGCTGACAGCACGGTAAAGACACAGATGGAAGTTGTGGAGACCAAGCTATTGGACATCTGCAAGGAGATCGGTGTTGATCGTCTTGGTAGCACTCACGGTACGGTAATGCGTACGGTGAAGACCCGCTATTGGACAAGTGACTGGGAATCAATGCACAAGTTCATCTTGGAAAAGAAGATGCCCGAACTGCTTGAACGCCGTATCAGTCAGACAACCATGAAACAACTGTTGGAAGAGAACCCCGAGCTTATGCCTATGGGTTTGAACACTGACAGCAAGTACAGCGTAACTATAAGGAGAACCACAAGTGGAACTTGAACAATCATTGACCGTGCCCGAAGTGGCAAAGATGTTGCGGATGTCACGTCAGACAATCTACAACATGGTCAAGGCGGGGGACATCCCCCATTTTAGAGTAGGCAACAAAGTGCGTTTCAATCGCGCAGACCTTGATGCCTTAATGCAAACCAAACCTGTAACAACTGGAGAAACCAAATGAGCGAAATGACACTATTTTCTAAGGGCGGCAACACACTACCCGCCCACCTGAAGAACCTACAATTAGACGCAACCACAAAAGCCTTGATGGGTGGCAGTGGTAACGGCGGCGGTAAGCGTATCTCCATTCGCGGCAACGTGTTCCGCATGATGGTTGATGGCAAAGAAATTGCACAGAACGAAGACCGTGCAATGAACATTATTATTGCGGCGGCTAACGCCAACGTATCGAGAACATTTTATGCAGGAACTTATCAAGAAGGCCAAGCCATGGCACCCACATGTTGGTCAAACGATGGTGTCACACCCGACATCAAGTCTGAGCAACCACAAGCAAGCAAGTGTGCTTCATGCCAACAAAACATCAAAGGCTCCGGCCAAGGTGATTCCCGCGCATGCCGATTTAGTCAACGCCTTGCCGTCCTCTTGGAGAACGATATTCGTGGAGACATTTATCAACTGACTCTCCCCGCGCAATCAATCTTTGGTGCGGCTGAGAATGGCAAGATGCCTTTGCAGTCATACGCAAAGTTTTTGGGCAGTCATGGTTTGCCAGTAACCGCAGTCGTTACCGAGATGCGTTTTGATACTGCAAGCGCAACACCACGCCTGACGTTCAAGGCAGTGCGTCCTTTGAACGAAGAAGAATTGGCAATGACCCAAGACAAGGGTCAGTCTACCGAAGCCAAACTTGCTATCGCCGCAACTGCCGCGCAGATGGATGGTGCTACTAAAGCGGAATTCATACGTCCCGCCGCAGTCGAAGCTCCCAAAGCGGAACCCAAGGTAGAGGCTGAAGCTGTTGAAACAGCAGAGCCAACTAAACGCGCTAAGAAAGCCGCACCAAAAGATGTGGCTGACATCTTGGACGATTGGGCTGAAGAGTAATTGGTTTCGGGGGGAACGCTGTGCAAAGGCTTTTTGAGCTTGCAGACGAGCAGTTAGTACCCCCACCTCAAAGGAGAGCATCATGGACATACTAGAACTTGCGGCAGAACACGAAGAGTTGTTTAGCAAAGAGTTTATGAAGTGGTTACCTGACAACTTGCATGTATGGGAAGCGTTTTGTGACCAAACATTTAAGATCAGAAAAACTGGTTTTAAACATTACTCTGCACGTACCATCGTGCACTACTTGCGACATCACTCTGCAATCACTGAAGCTAGTGGACAGTGGAAGATTAACAATAACTACAGTCCGTACCTTGCACGATTATTTGATAAGAGATTTCCAAACCTTGCGGGGCTTTGGGAATACCGAGAAACAAAACGTGCCAAGTTAGACCACACACCACTATTTAACAACTATGAACAACAGAGGCTATTCCCGTAAATTTGTTGATGCGAACAATAAGGCAGACCCATTTCATGTGGGTGTGCAACTTGGACGTATTTGCATACAACGTGACATTCCAGTACAGGATGTAGCCG